TACTTAATAATGAAATTGCTTCAGTATAGTTAGTGCCTGTTAAACCTTGTGAATCAGTAGCATCTATATCTGAATAAAATTTGCCTGCTCTAGCAGGGAAAGGAGCACCTGTTGCTGCACCAAATGTACCATTTCCAGCTACGGGAATATCACCTGTAAAAGTAGCTACTGGGGTTCCATTAGGATCTAAATAATTAGGAGTTGGGAAATTTACAGATTTAACTCTTACAAATCTTGATTGATTAGGATATTCACCTGTAGTAGTAATTTGGTTATTTGCTGAGCTGTAAGCAAGTTTTTGGTCTCCTATTGCTTTAGCAACGTATTTAGGGGAATTTGGATCTAAACTTAAATTATTAAATGATTCTAAAACATTTTTCTTATTAGTAATATCATCACCTCTTCTAATTACTAAGTTAAAAGTACCGGATCCCGTATTAGCACTAGTAACTTCCCATCTTACATTATCTTTTGTTCCTGTAGCTAAAGCACCTCCTGTTCCACTAGCTCCAGTATTCATAATAGTACCTTCTGAGATAGTTTCTAGAGTAAAGGCATCATTAGAATCCCCATTAGTAATAATAGAGGACGTTGCGGATGTAAATGAACCAGTAACAACTCTAGTTACTAAAAGAGATTCTCCTCCACTATTAAAATAACTATAAGCAGCTATTGAAGTTAAATAAGAATAATTTTGACTACCACTTTCAATAACATCACCAAACATAGTAGTATATTCAGTATAAGATGTAACTTTAACTGGGGTTTGAATAGGGCCTTTTACTGTAGGGCCTATAATAGCTGCACCTACTTGTATTGGTTCAGCTGTTAAAAATGTTTGATCTATTTCATTTAAAGAAACTCCAGGGGAGACTGTAAAATTTGCCATTTTATGTTTTTATTATAAATATTAATTCTTTTTTTAAAATATTATATTATGATGGAAATGTTGCACCTGTTGGTAACACATTAAAATCTAATATAATAAATTCTGCTGATCTAACTGGTTGTAAATATATTTGTCCTATTAGTTGGTTATTGTCTATTGTTGTTGGGGTATTATTTGATTCATCCATTACAACTTTAAATTCTGTTAAACCTTGCTCATTTTGAACTGAGTTTAAGTATGGGTTTACTTGAGATAAAAAAGTATTTCTTGTAGTAACATTATTTTGTTCAAATACTAATGTGTCTGCTACTTGAGAAATAAAACTTTTTAATTCAATTAGTAAACGTCTCACATTTATTCTATCTAATGCTGTTTTTTTCTTTTGGAGTGTTTTTTGTCCAAACACTGTAACCCCAGTATTAGGGAATGTAACTATGCCATTTACTTTATTTTCGTATAATGTATCTCTATTTCCTTGAGTTAAATATCTTTCAGCTCTAACTGCTGTGCTCATTATACCTCTATTTTGACCAGCTGGTGCAAACCATGGAGCTGCAATTCTATCATTAAATGCATAAATTCCAGGTATTAATGTTGATGCAGGTACCCATATTTGTCTAGCAGTATTAGGATCAATTGTTTGAACCCAAGGCCAGTATGAAGCAGCATATGAAGTATCGTATGTTTTAGCTTGAGTAGTAACTGTGGTTATATTTGATCCATATCTAACTAAATCTACTACAGCCATAGCATCTCCTCTATTTTGAACTGTATTTATAGTATTTGTTATAGTAGAAGAATGATTAGAAAAATCAGAAATTAAACCAGGGATTGTAAGTAAATTATATCTATACGCTTCTTTATTTTCTAATAAAGAAATTGAATCGGCATAATCAGAAGCTTGTAGTCCTTGAATATTGTTATTTGAAATATTTTCATAATATTTGCCTTCATCTGTGGAAATATTACTACCTATAGCTGTTCCAAAAGCACCACTTGAGGTAATAGGTAAAGATCCTGTAAATTGAGATTTGGGGTCTCCATTATTATCAAAATATTCAGGAGTTGTTTTATTTACTTTTTTTACTCTTATATACCTTGAATTATTTGCATATTCACCTTGCATTTTTACATAAAATTCCCCAGCATCACTATTTACTACTTCTTTTTGATTTCCTATTATTTTTTCTACATAATTAGGAGAATATGGGTCTAGAGAAAGATTACTCCATGTTTCTAATCTTGAAGGAGAAAGAGTTGTATCATCTCCCTTTCTAACTACTAATTCAAATGTACCTTCATTAATATTTTGGTTAGTTACTTGCCATCTAATGTTATCAGAGGTTCCATTAGTTAAAGTACCATTAGCATTTAATGTACCATCACTGTTCATTATTTCACCTTCAGCAATTGTTTCCAATATTAATAGTTCGGTATTAGTACCTCCTGCAAAACTGTAATTAGTACTTCCTGAGGTAAAGAATAAACCATTACCATCTATTCCATTTGTTCCATTATAAGTTAATACTAAGTTAGGAGAACTGTTAGAAGAATTAATACTTTGTAAAGAAGAACTATAAGGGGCTATTGAACTACTTACTGTAAATATTGCAGATGATGAAGCTACATAATCAGCAACTGTACTATCATTAAATGATCCTGTATTTATATTAATTTGAGTAGAAGTATTTGCAACACTTGACCCTGTAAAGAAAAATGTTATACCATTTACACCAAATGACTTAGATCCGGAAATAGACTGAGCAAGTGATGAAGAAATAAAAGTTAAATTTATACTTGCTGTAGCTTGAGTATCAGCTAGTGAAGTAGGTATACGTGATGAAGTTGCGGAAGTAAAAGAACCACTTGTTACTCTAGTTACTAATAAAGAAGTTCCTCCATTTTGAAAATAGTTATAAGCTGAGATAGAAGTAAGATAAGTAAATGTTTGGCTTCCACTTTCAAAAGTAGTACCATATTTATTTGAATAATCACTGTAAGTAGTACATATTGTAGGGATTCCGACTTTTCCTTTTACTGTTGGGCCTACAATAGCTGCACCTGCTTCTATCGGGAGTTGGGTTATTTGAGATTGATCATTTTCAATAGCTAATACCCCAGGTGATACAATAGTTTCTGCCATTTTATTAATAGATTATTTTGTTATAAATATGACAAGTTTTAAGTTAATTAATTTAATTTAGTAATTTCCCCAGTTTCTGGTTCAATGTTGCATTTTCCATATTTTTCAAAAATAGACTTTGTAAGATTTTTTTCACGATTTGTAAGTTCATCTAAAAAAGACTTAGCAACTTCATGTCTTTTTTCTGTTTGTAACTTTACCATTTCTATCTCACCTAATTCTAAAATTAATGATTGAGTTTGGGATTGGATTTCTTTTAAAGTTTTAAGTTCTTCTTTAGTTAAAGATTTTTTTTCTTCTTTATTCGTAACAATTGACATAATTTATTTTATTTATTTAAGGTTCTAATGATCCAGTATCTGTCCAAAAAGAACTAGTTAATCTATTTAAACATTCAGCATGAGTACCACTCCAAGTTAAAGTTACACTACTATCTGTAATAAATGTTGGTTCATTTGCTGTGTACCATTTTAATATAAATTGGGATTCATCAATTGACTTTCTAACTGTATCAGCTGATGTTTCCATTATTTGGGTAAAATCTACACTTCCTATAGTTGAGGTATTTGCAAAAGCATATGTTCTATTTGAGTAGTTCATTTTTTATTATAAATATGTTATCCTAAATCCCCAATTAAATCCCATTCATCACTACCTATTTTTTTAAGTGTTGCAGCAGAAAATTGTCCTGCTAATTTCATATTACCACTTTTTGAATTTAAAGTTATACCAGCACTTCCTGTTTCAAATAAAACATACCCAACTGATGAGGTTTGAAAAAATTCAAACTCAGACCCTATTGGACAAGAAGCAGTAGCATTTAATATAATAGAGCAAGTTACATTTCCACCCATTCTATAATAACCACCAGCAGTATCTGCACTTGCTGTAAATGGATTTGTTCCTACTGTTATAATAGGACGATAAATATTTGTTGCTTCTCCTGAAAAACCACCTGATGCTGTAATAGGAAGTGTAAAGGTAGTTTGATCACTAATTGTAATAGGTGAGTTACCTACTAAATGGCTAAATGAACCAGTTACACCTGTTACGGTTCCACTTGAACTTATATTACCTGAGGCTGTTATATGTGTTGTATTAACATTAGCTATTGTTCCTACTGTTAATGTGTCTGTTATATTTGCGTCATCTGATATTACTAAACCTTCTCCTGTTAAAATACCACTTGAACTTATATTACCCGATGCTGTTATATGGCCTTTTACATTAAGAAATGCGTTGTTAGCACTATTTTGTAAAATAACATTTCCTCCTGTTGCTGATATACTAGAACCAAAAACTGCATCTCCTAGGGTATCTAATGTAAATAAATTAGTAAATGGAGTACCTATTTGTATTATAGGAAAAGTTGTAGAAGAAACATCATCAGGACTATGAAATTCAAGAAAAGTAGAAGATCCTAATTTTACATGATCTAATGAACCAGTTACACCAATTATATCACCACTCGCACTTATATTACCTGATGCTGTTACATGAGTTGTTAATATATTTGATATTGTTCCTCCTGCATTTAATTCAAAAATTTTATTAGCAGGAGCATTGTTTATATTAGAAGCAGCAATAACAAAAGTATCATTTGCTCTATCTAATGCAAGTGAATATTCTTGTCCATTTGATGAAGCTGAAAGGTTTATACCTACATCTCTATTTGTAGATGCATGAGTTGTAAAAAGATTAATTTCTGTTCTTCCTGTACCTTCAATAGTAAGAGCAGAATCTCCTGTTGTATCTTTAATTGTAATTGCATCTGAAGTTATAGTACCACTTGAACTTATATTACCTGAGGCTGTTATATGAGTTGTATCAACATTAGTTATTTTATTTACTGATAAGGTACCTGTACCTTCATTAAAAATAAATGCTGCATTACCTCTTAAAGAACTTTCTAACCCTGTATATACTATTTCATTTAGGCTTAATTCAGTAGAAGTAACTACACCAGAATTAATACGGTTACATGATATATTACCACTTGAACTTATATTACCTGATGCTGTTATGTGATTAAATATTACATCACTTCCTGTAACAGCTAAATTAGATATATTTTGATCGCCCGTATTTGTTCCACTTAAATTTGAAGCTATTATAGTTCCGCTTGAACTTATATTACCTGAGGCTGTTAGGTTTGTAGTTATTAGGTTAGTAGTTGTTACAAGACTAGTTGTTATACTAGGGGTTCCTGATAAGCCAAGAGCAAACGAAGCAGTATCAGCAAAATTAGCATGACTTGAAGAAACTTCTTTTGTAATTTCTGTTAATGCTTGTACAGCATATGAAGCAGTTAATTGGTTTATAACCCCAGGTTGGCCAGTTATAGATCCTGTTACAACTAAAGATCCAGATAAAGTAAGGTCATAAGCTTCAACACCTGTAAAAGCATCTATTGACTGAGTAACGTGTCCTGCTTTAACTGTGTTTCCTGTAGTTATACCTGATTTTGATAAATTTTTAGCCATTTATGGTGTTTTGTTATAAATATTATGAAGATAAAAATTCATTTCCTGCTCCTTCTACCTCTAACCCTATAATTACTTGTGATTTACTATTAAACTTTTTAAGTGATGAAATTTGTTTTTGTACATTATCTGGGATAATATGACCATACATGTTAAGTGTAAAGGTTGATTTTACTATTCTATCTTGTCCATCATTTAATTCTACTGTTGTAGCATATGAATCTATAGTAGCTTTAAATTTAAAACGTTCAGGATCACCCCAATATGAATCAGATGCGTAATTTACAGCTTCTACAATTTTATTTAATTGGTCAATATAATAAGTTTGAATAGTACAACTATATTGTAATTTTACATAATCAGGTATTACATTAACTATATATTGGTCTGTTGGTTTTCGATTATTTAATGCATCAAAATTAGAATATGAATTTTTAGAATTATATACTTTTTTAAATGTCGTAACTAAATTTGGTGTATTTCCATCTAATTTATTACCTACAGATCTATCTTTTTCAAAAGATTCTCTCTTAAACATAATAATTGGAGCCATAATTTTACCCCTTTTATCTTTATAATACCCATCTCTTTGAGCAGATTTCCATCTTTCAGGAGCGCCATAAATTATAGGAACAGCTATTCGTTTACCATTTTGTATAACAAAAGGACGTATTACATTTTGAAAATAATACATTATAGATTCATCTATATCTTGTAAACCTATTGTAAATGGTTTAGTGGTATCATTTTTAAAAGAAAGCTCGTTTGATCTATTATGATCTAGACCATTTTGTTCTGTGGGTGTAAATTGTGTAAAATTATCGGGTTCATTAGGATTACCTAAAGTATTACCTGTTTCAGGGTTAATATAAGGATCTTGTTGAGAGCGACTAATCTCTTTTTGGGACTTTGGTACAGGTTTTCTTGATTGAGGCATATTTTATAATCTTTCTCTTGTAATTTGTACTCTGTCTGCTGGTGTGTAATGTGTTTTACATATTATTGATTCATTAGCACCAAAATTTTCTAATCCTGGGTTTAATGGGTTTTCATTATAGGGATATCTTGGGTCTTTACCTACAAATAATTGATTATCTACTACATTATCTACTTCAAAATAACTTTCATAATACATTATTATATCACCAGGTTCCATAACAACACTAGCATCAACTAAGTCTTGTCTAAAAAATCTAAATTCTACTTCTCTTGTATAATCAACACCCATATCACTTGAATTATAAGTTTGGTCTCCTCTTTCAATTAATACATTTAATAATACAGGATCTTGATAGTATTTAGCACCTGAGGATTCACCATAAATATTTACTCGAGTTTCTCCTAAATTTAATTTATACACAGCACATTGTTGAGATATTATATCACCTAATAATTCTCTATTTATTTTCTTTATTAAAGAAACGTCACGTTGTGTACCAAATAATGCCATATTATCCTATAAAAATTGTCATAGGAGCTTGTCCTAATGTTTTGTTTTGTGCTTCACCTTCTTCTGCTTTCTTTTGAAGTAATGTTTTTCGAGATGTTGATTCAAAATATGTTCTTAATCTTTCTATTAATGCCCCTTTTTCTGCTGTTGCCGCTGAGATTAAATCTGATTGGTTTAAAGTTACTTCAGATCCAGGAATAGGTATTTGAGAGTATTTACCCCTAACATATCCTAACATTTCTTTTACAATTGCTAAACCATACTCAAATATC